GCATCCCGGTGCAATGCACGAGATGGATAACATGCTGAGACGCGTGTCCTGGAAGAAGGCACGCGTTTTGGATGTTGGCTCCTACGATGTAAATGGCACGTACAAGCCCCTCATCGAGAAGCGTGAGGGGTGGGAGTACGTTGGGCTTGACGTAGCAGAAGGGCCTAACGTTGACGTTGTGGCAAAGGACCCATACAAGTTCCCCTTCAAGGAGGGTGAGTTTGATGTGGTCATCTCCGGTAGTACGATGGAGCATGTACAGGCTACCTGGAAGTGGGTCCCTGAGCTAGCACGTGTGTTGCGGCCTGGGGGACTGCTCTGCATCGTTACGCACTGGTCGTTCCCGGAGCACCGTTATCCCGTGGACTGCTGGCGTATCCTGCCTGATGGCATGACGTTTCTATTCGATGAGACGCATAAGCTAGAGAACTACGATGTGAAAATCGTCTCCTTGACGGATATCGCTGGCTCTGCGTTCAAGGTTGAGCCGGTTGTAGAGAAGAAGGCCAGCTAATGGCAACCCGCGCTGAGGCCGTCCTACGCGTAGCACGTAAGATCTCCGATCTGGACAAGAACGGGGCGCGTGTTGTCACGACGCAGCTTATGTTGTCCGATGTGGAGATTGGGGAAGAGCTAGACGCTGCGGTGTACCAGTTCAGCGACCATCGTCCCCGTTACGCTACGTTCGACTATCCGGGCACGGACTCATCGTACATCGACCTTTCGGCGGTGCAGGGCTGGATTTCCTCGTGGTCTGCTCCGTACTCGGTGGAGTACCCGGCTGAGCTAGTAGGTGTGGACAACGTTCCACAACAGCTTTCGACCGACTCGTATCAGTTCTACCGTGACGAAGACAAGGCGTACATCCTGATGCGCGGGTTCTCTCCCGCCGCGACGGAGCTTGTACGTATCACGTTTCGGGTCCCTCATGCGCTGTTGACCACTGTAACCGGGGATGACACCATACCATCGGTGTACTTCGATGCGGTGTGTAACCTCGCGTCTGCGTTCTGCCTCCGTCGTCTGGGGAACAAGTTCGCCAAGCAGATGGAACCGACGCTTGGGGCAGAGTTCGCCACGTATCGTGACGCGACACAGCGATACAAGACCCAGGCCGATGTGTTTGAAGATCAGTATCGTCGTCGGCTGGGGCTTCCTTCCCTCCGAGAGTACCAGAAGTCGGGCGCTGTGACGTACGGTACTACGGTACGTACGTGGTATCCCCGGACCACTATCGGAGCGCTGCGGCTCTTCCACGGTCCAGGCTCGAACCTGTGATCACGCTGACGATCAAGCAGCACACGCCGGGTTACCTCCGTGGCACCGTAGCAGGTAACTCGTTCGTGTGGCTGGCTCTCGGTGCGGCTCTACGTGAGGCTACCAAGGCCGCTCTGGCGTACATGGTGGGTCAGACACCACGCCACAGCAACAAGGCCGCTGAGAGCCTCAAGATGGTCATCCGGGGCGTCCCTCCCACTGGACGTGAAGGCCGGGTCACCAGTAACCTGGACTACTACACGAACATCGTCCACGGGCGTTCTCCGGGCCGTCCACCACCACCGGTGGCAGCGATAGCCGCATGGCTAGGTGACAAAGGTCTGGACCCTGGCGCGGCGTATGCGGTGTCACGGAACATCGGCCTCTACGGTATCCCCTCCGGTGCGGCCCGTAGCTCGCCTCCCATCCCGACGCACGCCAACGAGCAAGCTGTGCGCGATTTGGCACCAGCTATTGAGGCGATGTTCTACAACGAGTTGATGCGCAGGATCAGGTAGGACATGGCCTACGAATCCATCCCTCCTATCCTGAAGGCCGCGCTGGAAGAGATACCTAACGTCGGCGTCGTCCATATGCGCAATCGTGTCCAGTTGTCGTGGGAGAAAATCCTCGAACTGTATCTGTACACCACGACGGACGGCGAGCCTCAGTATCGAGCTTGGAACATCTCTCTAGAGGAAGTCGAAGTCAACCGCGCTGCGTTCGGCATGGAAGAAATCGACTTCGCTATTGTGCTTCAGGGCGTCATGTCGTTCCACGATGAAGAGAACACAGAGTATGACTTCCTGGCGCTGTTGGAGTTGGTTCTACGTAAGCTCATGGCCTTGCCCGATACGCAGTTCGTTGCTAGCATCATGGGCTACGTTCGTAACAGCGTATCTACGGTACGTGCTGTACCTATCGATATCAGGCAGTTCGGTGCTGCTTGGTGCCACTTCACGGAGATCTCATTCCACCTAAAGGTTGACGTGAACACCAGATGAACATCCTTCTTGTCCACCCAGGCTCTAACTACGCGACTGGCGATATCTACTACGGGCTACTCAAGGCTCTTCGTAAGAAAGGGGCCACCGTCTTCCCGTATGCGATAGATAAGCGCATGGATGATGCCAAGCACTATCTGTCCACAGCGTACGCCCATGCGAAGACGAAGTACGGCGACGACAACGTTGTGGCCCCAACGCAGGAGGATATCCTGTACTTTGGGTCCAAGGATATGCTCGAGATCTGCTTAGCGCGGGATATCGACGTTGTAGTGGTCATCTCCGGGTTCCTTGTCAGTAGGCAGATACTGCACTACGTACGGAAGATGGGCGTACCGGTCGGGATGTACTTCACGGAGAGTCCGTATGATGATGCCGCTCACGCTCAATATCTCGACTTCATCGACTTTGGTTGGACTAACGACAAAGTTTCTGAGGCTATGCTTTCTACGCCAAAGCGTCGTATCCGTTTCCTTCCCCCCGCTTACGATCCTGACATTCATTATCCTGACCCCACTGTTGAGCCTGAATTTGACGTTCTGTTTATCGGGACGGCATTCCCTGAACGTATCCGCATCTTTGAAGATATAGACTGGACCGGCATCAACGTCGGCCTGTTCGGTAACTGGCACTTTCTACCAGCGGAGCACCCGCTACGTGCCATAGCCAAGCCTGGCGTTATCTTCAACGAGCAGACTGCCGATATGTACCGTAAGACCAAGATCGGCATCAACCTCTACCGTACGAGCAGGATACTCACCAAGTACGGTCAGTTTGACGAAGATGGCTACAGGGGGCCTGTACACACCGTCAACCCACGTGCTATGGAGTTGGCTGCTTGTGGCGTGTTCACCGTGTCGAACTACCGGGAACACTCCAAGGAGATTTTCGGAGACGCTGTTCCAATGACGGAGACGACCCAGGATATGGAAAACGTAATTCGTTACTATTTGGAACACGAAGACGAACGGAAGGCCATTGCTGCGTCTCTTCCTGCTTTGGTGGCAGGTAGGACTTTCGCTGAGATGGCAGACGTGGTATTATCAGACTGCTCAGAAGTTCTGAGTTAGCGGAGGAAGTGCTGTGGCGAGAGAATCTGGGAAGCGTGGCATGGTCCTGTTGGCAACTGGGCCTACGGGGTCTACTGCCATCACGCAGGTCATCGGCCTCACTAACTGGTCGCTCAACATGGAGAGCGACAAGGTAGACGTTACGGCGTTCGGTGACTCGAACAAGCAGTACGTCCTGGGCATCCGTGATGTGAAGGGGTCGTTCAACGGCTTCTGGGACACCACTGAGAACAAGCCCTTTGTGGCGTCTGCCAACGACAACGGAACGTTCATCTACTTGTACCCGGACAGCAACATCGCTACGTCCTACTGGTACGGCCCAGCCTGGCTGGACGTGACCATCGAGACGGATGTGAACGGGTCTGTAGACATTAGCTGCAACTTCGTTGCACGTGGCAACTGGGGCCAGTCGGTCTAATGCTTGGCGGCGTCATGACCGGCAAGGAAGGCGACATTCGTATTGGTGGACGGCTCGCAGCGCTCTTCGAGAACTGGGAGTCACGACAGCAGGACGACGGTCGCTTTCGTGTCAAGGGCAAGACGACGACCATAGATCACATGTGGATCGACGGCGAGTACACGTATGATGTTTCGCTCGTCATTGGTAGTGCCACCTACATCTACCGTAAGAGCGGTAGGCTGTACGCTGCCAATGAAGACGAGATTATCGTCGTGATGCTCCAAACCGAAGAATCGGACGTGAGGTACAAGCTCTAATGGCCGGAAACGAGCGCAACCACTTTGTTCTTCCATCCACTGTCAGGCTGCTGTTCGACAACGACGATCCAGACGGAGATTACATCGAAGTCAAGGGCGAGTTGACCTACGAAGAGCAGCAGCGCCTGGTAGGTGCAGGTATCTCTGGGTTCAAGGTGAAGGAATCGGAGCTATCCGAATACTCCTTCGACTGGCCTGAGTACCGTATCAGGCGTATGGTCATCTACATCACGGACTGGTCGATGCGTCGTAACGGTCGTACCATGAAGGTAGACCGTTCCACCATCGGTATGCTGCGCCCGGACGTTGCCCAGAAGATCAACGATCTTCTCGACGCCCACGTGGAGCGTGCCGCAAATTTACAGGAGCCGACTCCTATAGAGAGCGGCTCAGGAACGAACTTGCTATCATGAAGTACATGGGATGGAACCGTGTAGGGCTATCTATGGCCACGAACACGGAAGTCGATCTCATTGTAGAGATGATGAAAGAAGAAGCGGCGAGCTTCAGCAAGCAGAACCAGACCTAACCGGTGAGGGAGCGTTGACCTTTGCCGACGCCAGCGGAGATCCAGGTTGTTATCAAGGCGCAGGACCAGGCTTCTAAAGAAATTCAGAAGTTTGTAAGTCTGCTTGCCACGATTCCAGCCGCTGCTGGGCCTATCTCTTCCGCTCTCGCTACCGTAGACGCTGCCATGAAGGGCGTCGGAACCTCCGCTACCAGCGCTGCGAACCCCATGAAGGACTTCAGCAACAGCATGACGCAAGTCAACCGTCGTGCTACGGCTGCTGCGAAGTCCGTTGCTGAACTGAAGGTCCACATGGGCGCTCTGGGTGGAGTTGGCTCCGCTTCGAGCGTCGTGGCTTTGGGTAGTGGTATCTCCAGCGCTGGGAGCGCTGCCAGCAACGCCACAGCGCCTATCGCAGACCTGAAGAACGGCCTCAAGGAACTATCGTTCGGCGCTCTACTTGCAGGTTCCACCCTGACGGCAGCGCTGACGGCTCCCATTGCGCTAGCGGCAAGTGCTGGCTACGAGTTCAACGTACTCAAGGCCGGGCTGATGCTCTCCACAGAGGCTTTCTATCACTCTGCTGAGGCTGCAACGCACCTGTACACGAACCTACGTGCGTTGTCCGACCTGACGCCATTTGAGATGGAAGACTTCATCAAGGGCGCGGGTATGATCCAGCCGTTCACGCAGGACGTGGCAGAGCTTGAGAACGCAATGGATATCGTTGCGGCTGCGGCTATGGCCTCCGGTAAGATTACGTCGCTGTCGATTGACCGTATCTCGTTGGCGTTCTCTCAGATGTTGGCTGCGGGCAAGCTGACCGGTAACGAGCTACGTCAGTTGACTGAAGCGAACGTAGACGTACTCGGTGCGCTGTCGGCCAAGCTGGGCAAGTCCAAGGGCGAAATCAGAGAGATGATCTCTGAGGGTGAGATTGGCGCGAAGACCGCCATCAACGCTATTGGGCAGTTTCTGGGACCGCGCTTTACCGAACTGCTGGACAAGTTCAGCAAGTCCCTTCCGGCAGCTATCTCCTCCTCGCGGGACGCTCTGAAGGAGCTTCAGGCTATCCTACAGATGCCGGTAGAGGCTGAGATAGCGGATATCTTGATTAGCATCTTGCCATACATCAAGGTGCTGACGGCAGAAGTCTCGCAGCTTAGCCCGGAAGTCCTGAAGCTGTTCGCCGCGTTTGCGATTGGCGCTGCGGCTATCGGTCCAGTGATGGTTGCGCTTTCGGGCCTAACCATTCTGATTGGCTTGATGGGTGCTCCTCTGACTATCCTTGCCGCTGCGTTCGCCCTTGTGATGGGCGCTGCCGTAGCTATGGCCGCTGCGGTTGCGCTGAACGTCGGCGGGCTGCGGGATGCGCTAGGACCTTCGCTCTCGTCCCTAGCAGACAACCTGTTGAACTTCGCTGTCAAAATGTCGGAGTTCGGTGCAGGCTTGGTGATTGCACTGGCTGATGGCATGATGAGCGCACTGACGGTGCTCATGCCTGTTATCTCTGCCATCGGTGCTATGTTGTCGTTCTGGTTCGCTCCCGGTTCTCCTCCGAAGGTAGCGCCTAACATCGACAAGTACGGCGCAGGGACGATGGAAGAGTGGCTGAAGGGCTTCCTTGCCGCTGACTTCGGCATCTTGCGTGGTGTCGCCAAGAACGTCGAAGAAATCCTGTCAACGATTATGCCCACTGGTACTCAGGACTACCTGGAGAAGCTGCTCGATATCCGTATGGCCGTTGCGCACATCATCTCCGATACCCGCACGCTGGGCGCTGCTAGTGAAGATGCGTGGGGCGAGCTTAGGGACGCTGCGGGCGATAGCTACGACAAGATCAAGAACATCATCGATGCGTACTACGAACTAGAGTTGGCCACGAAGGCAGTCAAAGACCAGCAGAAGGAAATCACGCGTCTCACGAAGGAGTGGGACGACAACATGAAGCCTATTCAGGACCAGTTGGATACTATCAACCGGGAGCAGGCCAAGATTGACCGCTCCCAGGCTGAGGCTCGACTGGCTGAACAGGTTGCCAAGGGTAAGGCTGACCCCAAAGAACTAGAGTTGATGAGGCAGAAGAACCTGCTTGAAGACCAGCTTGACGCTATGAAGGCCAACAAGGATATGGCTGTGGACGCAGCCAAGGCCGAACTGGACAAGCGCAAGGAAGTCGAAGACGCTGCAAAAGAGCACCTTGAGGTTCTCCAAGGCCAGGTCGGTGCCATGAACGACATGGTCAAGCTCGTTGGTGACCTTGAGAAAGCGATGGAGAAGGCCGCTGGTGGTGGTGGAGGAGGCGGGGGCAAGGGTCCTGGCGGCTTCGCTATAGACCAGGCCAAGATCGATGCGGCTGCGAAGAAGGGCGAAGCTATGGCTGAGGCTATGGAACGCTTCTCCGACGCGCTGAAGGTCGCTGGACCCCGTTTGTCCCTTATGGCCCAGAACATGGAAACAGCGATGGGCAAGATAGCCGACATGATCGCTGTGATGAACGGCCAGCCAACACGTATGGAGAAGCTGTTCAACAGCTTGTCTCCAGAGCAGCAAGGGCAGTTCGACGCACAGTTCCCCGGTATGCGTGAGCAGGACAAGAACTTCGGGTTCAATTCCGCAGACATTAGAGGTAAGGCTGAGGCTGCGAAGAGCGCTTGGGAGAACATCCTGGCCTTCCTTACCTTTATGGACAAGTCGCTACAGGCCACAGGCGGTGGTCCTGCTAGTATGGGTTCTCGGTTCGCTGAGTGGCTGAAGAAGTCCGAACCAGCGAACCAACCGAATCAGCGTGAGGGAGACGTAGCCAATGCCGCAGGTGCTGTTGCGCTGTTCGTAGCAAATCTTGCCCTTAGTCTCACCGGGCTTGGTGTGACCGTCGATAGTGTCAAGGCTGGTGTAGCGGCATGGGACAAGATGCTTGCCGAGACAGGTGCCAACATCGGCGTTTGGGCAGAGAGCGCCAAACTTGGCTTCCAAGGCGCGATGGATGCGGCTGGGCAGAACATCTCGGCATTCTTCAACGAGACGGTCATCCCGATGTGGAACAACATCATGGTTACGGTTGGGGGCTTCTTTGAGTGGCTTGGGACCACGGTCAACCAGGCCGGTCTAGACTTCTGGAATGGCCTCATCAGGGCGAAAGACAACACGATAGCTGAACTGGCCCGTATCTGGGAAGCGGTGACGAGCAAGTTCAATGAGATTATGGCTCTCATCAAGACGAAGTGGGATGAGGCTATGGTGGAGCTTGACAAGTTCAAGAAGGCTATCGTAGACCTGGAAGCTTACTTGAAGGCCCAGTTGAACGATGCTCTGAAGGGTATCTACGACAAGCTGATTATCCTCGTCACGCCTCTCCAGAACTTCTATGAAGGCATGGTGAACGCGACCGGTGCTGTGGCACGGTTTATCGCGGGCCTGCCTGGCGCTGGAGCTATCGCTGCGCTGTTGGGCCAGGGCGGGGGCAATCCCCCAACACCTGAGGGGAACGGCGTGCCAAAGGTAGCAGGCGGCTTCGGTTCCGCTGGCCTCCGTATCGGGGCTGGTGGTGGCTCTGGTGGAGGAACCACGATCAACGTGTATCCGGCGATCTATAACACGCTGGACGCTGCGGTCTGGGCTAAGCGTATCGCACGTGAGAAGGCTGCACGTCAATGAGTGGGTACGACAACCATCCGATAGCTCTGGTCAACGGTGGGACGACCGTTACGTTGTACACTGAGACGCGTCGTGTCAAGAACTACTCTCTGGTAGGTCCTGGCCATACGGTAACGCAGTACGGGCAGTCAGCGATGCGGGATGGGTCTGAGGTTAGCGGTATCTCGTACGTCAACGTCGATGAGATTGTCGATGTACGTATCCAAGCCGGTACGCGTGCAGACAATATCCTTGCCATTGAGTCTCTCGAACGTCTGGTGGTACTCACGAAAGAGTACGCCAACACACATCGGGGCAACAAGACGTACCTGCACTTCTCTCCCATCGGTGGGACGGTTCGGCAGTCGGAAATCCTGGACCTACGGGTTGAGCTAGACCCTGATACGCTGCGCTACTGGAACACGCTCAACGTCATAGGTACGATCTCGTTTACGCGTAGGTTCTACTTTGAAGCTGTATCGCCGGTAGGTATGACCGTTGTTAGCCCACTGAGCGGGTCTGTAGCGTATGGTTCCTACGCGAACCTACGGAACATCCCAGGCTCGAACCATCTCCACATCGCAGCAGCACAGGTTGCTGGGATCTTGGAGACGCCTCCATTCATCGAGTTGAAGTCGAACTTTGCGTCCGCTATGGCGATACGTACGCTGTACATGTGGATCAACATCTACAACGACCCTTCCAACTACAATCCGCTGCTGGAGATAGAAGCAGGCTCTGTCCAGCACGGTGGAGCGCCGGTAGCAGATGGCGGCATGAGCGGCGGTACGTACGTCGAATGGGCGGGAGCAAACGCGCTCAATTCGACACACTCTGTTCTGTGGCGCAGTGCGGTCATCGATGCTACGATGGCGGCTAGGATGAAGGGCGACAGCTTCACGATCATGGCGAACATGTGGGACGTTACCAACCTGGCGAACGACCCTACGATACAGGTCAAGATTACACGTACGACCGATTACAACGTCATCTGGGAAGGCGACCTGATACGTCTGGGCGCTTCTCTTATGATGGACCTGGGCGACATACCATTGCCTCCCGTTGGGGCTGGCGTTGCTCCATTGGGACCGTTCTACATCGAGCTTTGGGGCAGTACGGCAGTCGGCACGTCTGAAATTGGCATAGACTATCTGTACGTTGTCCCAGCACGTGGTAAGCGTATCTTGAAGCAGGGGGCAGGCAACCTACCTGTGGGGCATAGTATCTACGATAACGGCTACGATAAGCTGCTGTACGCCGGTAAGGCTGACGATGCGGCGGTAGGTGTCTCCCAGACGTGGTACGGCATTGGGGAGCCTATCAAGCTCAAGCCTGGGATGGATGCCCGTATCTACTTCCTGTGGGACGAAGAGCCGTACTACAACACGACCCACACGTTGCAGGCGAGACTAGCATACAAAGATAGGTACTTCTCGGTATGAGCTTCTCTGTAGAGCTTCAGGATCGTTCGTTCACGCCTCAGGGCGCTCTCCAAGGCCGCTACGAGCTTACGCCAGAGTGGTACTCCTGGATGACTAAGGGCGGTCCTGACAGCGCACGTATCGCTGTAGATGTGCCCATGAGCCGTATGAACGAAGTACGTGGGTGGCTGGGCTATCCGGTTGTCATCTACAACGATGATAGTATGCCGGTGTGGTGGGGCCTCATCACTGGCATCAGCGTGGACACCCAGGACGTTGTCAGGACGTACGACATACGCGAGATGGCCAACCGTGTAGCGGTGACGTACATTGACAACACCGATGGCTGCATGGCTCAGGGCTACGCGACGAAGCTTCCGTGGCTGACGGACCAGCGCAGCTACGATATGTTCGGGCGCTACGAACTGATTGTAGCTCTGGACCGTGCGAACGTAGATAGCGCACTAGCGAACCAATCCAACACCTTACGTGAGCGTCGGCATCCTATCTCCATGACCGACCGCGCTGAGAGCGGACAGCCATCTATCAAGCTGGAGTGCCGTGGTTGGTGGTGGCGCTTCAGCCGTATCTACTACAACAATCCAACCTCGCTAGACGTGCTGACGACGGAGCAGATCAGGAACGTCGTTCGGCTGTGCGGTGACGAGTTCGTCTCCGGTGTGCGCATTCTACAATCGAGCAACATCAAGTACACGCAGTACCGTGACGGTAACTCTACGGCTGCTGATGTGATGGAAGAGATACTTGATACCGGGACCTTGATTAGTGACGTGTACAGCCGCTTGCTTTGCACCGTAGGTGTAGACCGTGTGCTGGAAGTGTACAAGGAACCTGCTGTACCTACGGACCACGTTGTGGCCTCCAAGAGTATGCGTGTCCTGCGTGGTGGCAAGCTCTACCGGGCGAACGACGAACAGGACCCGGAAGGCTTCGTTCCCATCGCGGTGTGGGTAGATGATGCAGACAACGCCTCCATGACACCACGAGAGAGCGTCATGTTCCCACGGTACTCGTTCATTGAGTCTGCCGAGTACGACGTGCTACGTAGGCAGCTAACCTGGCGCAACCGCTCGCAACCAGATATCTGGGAGCGCGGCGGGCTGTGGAGAGAAGGATAATGCCAAGTCCGAAGAGTAGAGCAGCCGCTGACCTTCTGCCCTACATCATCAACCGTATCAACGCACAAGACGTGCCTGCGCTGAACTTCGGCCAGGGCGATGCGGTCATGTTGCTTGGTACGTCGGAGTTCACGTACGATACGCAGATCATCATGAACAGCGCTGGGAAGCCGTTCAACGCTATCTATGAGTGGCTGGCGAAAGATCGCAACGGTATCTATCCCGTTCCGGCTAGCAATTCGACGGTCGGCCTGGAGAAGTCTGACTTCATCTACATGGTGGAAGAGGACCTAGTCAGGCTTGGTGTCAAGAGGGTGGTGTTCTGGGTCAACGTGTACTCGACGTTACAGGGTAGCGGACCCTACCTGACGAACCTCTACCGTTGTCGGCCTGCGCTCAGCAAGAACGTCAAGGATGTGCTAGCGGCTCCGGGCGATTGGTCCGCTGGAGGCTTCGCTTCCGGTAAGGCTGTAGCGAACCCGACTGCGGCTGATGAGTGCTTCCTGTTCCCCGGAACGGGTGAAGGTCTGCCACAGCCATCAGGTACGCCTTCCGATGAGAGCTTGAAGCGTGCGATGTTGTACCTCTCCGCTCGTGGCTATGAGGTTGGCTTTGCTCTTATCCCTCAGTTCATCGACTTCAACGGCGCTGTGACGGGACAGGGCTGGAACGTATGGCGTGGCGATATTGGTAGGAACAATAGCTACCACGGTCTAACCGGCTCTTGGGTTTCTTCTCCGTTAGTAGGTATTACGCCGGGATGGCATATCAACACGGGCGATTCTGACGACTTGCACAATGAGAGCAAGGGCGACGATGGCTACGTTGCGAACCCTCTAGACCCTGGAGACTACTACCCTTCGATGAGGCACAACCTGCTGGCGTGGCATGACGAGTATCGGGCGATGCTTCGGCACTACGCCAACATGATAGCGTTCCTTGGTATCTCTCCGTGGGTGTTCTACATCGGCTCTGAGATGCGAGCTTTCGAGACTGAGTTCAAGGTCCTACGTGAGACGTTCATCGACAGCACGTGGCTAGCAGCTAGGGACGTTGTCTACTACTTGGGCCACAAGCCGATTATCGCCCACGCTGTAGACTGGTCGAACTGGCACTACCTGAATAGCCGCTTCAACGTAGACCAACTGTTTAGCGCTTACTGGGCGCAGCGTGTTTGTCTTGACTGGTATCAGCCGATTGCGGACGAACATACAAACTCTCGCTGTAAGCTGGCTGATGGCATCTTAGGTGGAGAGAACTTCGACCGCTACTTTACGCTCATCACGCCTCCAAGCTATCGATGGCTGCTAGGTGGTGGACTTGGCGATCCGTCACCAGGCACCGGTAAGAGGGAGCTTGTAGAAGGCGGCTTCAGCAACACTATGGACGTGGCCTACGGCTCGAAGAACGTACAAGGCGCGTTGACCGGGGTTCATGTAGATGGCGCTGCGGTTGGCACGTCTGTGCCGTTGGACCCACCGAACCCGGCTGGGACCGTTCGTGCGCTCGTCTCCCCATCGGAAGGATTGCGGCTCAAGGAGTACGACTACACATACTCTCTAGGCGGGCAAACGCTCTCCAATATGGTCGGAACGCACGCTATCGTGAACGACCTTGACGACAACCAGAAGAACCTGGGACCTGGCGTACGGCTCATCCCTCCGTTGCTGCGTACGTGGATACCTCTGGCGATAAAGACTTCTGTTGACCCGGCCCCAGAAGTGTGGGAATACTACGAGTACCGATACAATCTTCCTACATACACCAGGCCGTACCACCTGGACATGACGGATGGTAACAACACTCCGTATTTGCCACGACCTGGTACGAATGGCTACCAGCCAGGCTGGGCGGGGCGTAAGGACTTCTACGACGGCACGAACTGGCACTCGTATCATGCGGTCAACCTTTCCAACGTCAACTACGTCTTTGATGTGGTATTCGAGTTTATCAGCTTCAACGGGTACGGTAACCAGCGACAGGTTATAGCCTGGCAGACTGGGCGCTTCAACTCCGCTATAGATGCAGAAGAGGGAGCAGGAGATACTGTTCAGCGGCAGTTTGAGCAAATGGGGAAGGTTGGCGACCAGGAAGATATGTCTGTATTCCGCATCAACACGTTCTCCCACGGGGTGGACCGCAAGCACTATCTACAGGTGGACATTTGGAACTCGGAACCTGGAGCGGGAGAGGGTTCTAGGGACACTGGTTCCGCTATTGGCAACCCATACAGCGACGTGCAGCCTGAACTAACACATGGGGATATCTATCGGGTTCAGCTCTACGTAGACGCTGTGACCCACGAACCGCATCGGGACCCCCGTGTAGCTGAGCTTCGGGTGTGGAACCTCTCACGTGGTGGAGATCTTGTGTTCAACCACGCGAACATGATTGATCCGCAGTTGATGGTTCCAATGCCTGGAAGCACCGTACATATCGGCTACGAGCGTGATGGGGATGGTAACCATGTCAACAAGGCGCGTGGCCGCGTGTTCTACATCGCCCACTACGAGAAGCACGAGAACCGCTGGGGAGGCATCTTCGGCTTTGAGGAGCCATACTACGGACCCGATGGTCTAGGGAACAATCGTCGTCGTACGTCCTGGCGTCCTAACAGCAAGCCGCTGATGATGACGGAGTTTGGGTTCTCGAAGTTCAACGGGTCATGCGTCGAGCCGAACGTGTTCGTCACCACGCAGCTTGGTGTGTTCGCCATTCCTCAGACCCACGCTGACTACGGCTTCTGGGTCACGATGGCGGAATACTTCCCGCTGAACCAGTCTGTCCATGATATCGGGGGGCCGTACGGCTCTACGATGGAGGCTGACGAGCTACATCAGGCTACGAACATCTCGGCTACGCTGGATGCTTTCCATCAGCTATCTATTCAGGGTGTAGAGGGGCCGTTCAACGCCGTAGCTGAGATGGTACTCTACTGCTTGGACACCCGGACACGCGATACGCGTCTAGCGCCGGGTGATGGAGCGAACCAGACGTACATGTACTTTGAGGATGGCCCTAGAACCGTGATGTACGGACATGATATCAACGGAACGATTGCCGTGAAGCAAGGGAAGAGCGGTGGGTTCCCAGCTACGCCGGTTTTGCCACCAGCTTTCCTCCCTCCTGGTACGTCCAGAAACGGATCCAGTGCCAGTGTGTCCACTTCTGGCGTTCCTGGATCTGCGTCCGTAGCTGCTGCTGGTGGTGAGACGGAGGAAGAGCGTGCCAAGCTCTTCTTCTGGAAGGGTATCTAATGACGTTCATTGTAGGACGTGCAATCGGTACTATTGCGGACACTTCAGAGCGTGTTCTGATGTTTGGGCCTGGTGACGGCTCACGCATTATGGTGTCGCGTCTTACATTCTTCAACAATGGTTCCGCATCTCTGAAAGTCAAAGTGTACGCTAAGAGGTTTGTCTCGGAGCGTGTGCGGCTGCGGTTCACAGGTACGACGTTCACCGGTGGTAACTTCACGTTGGTGTTCGGTGCGCAGACGACTGCCGTGATACCCTACAACGCTACGGCTGGTGACGTACAGGGCTTCCTTGAAGCGTTGTCGTCCATCGGTGCTGATAACGTACAGGTTGTAGGTGGCTCGCTTCCATATGGCCAGTTGGCTATAGACTTCATCAACGATTTGCGGTATGCTAACCAGGGCGCGATCACCATCGGCACCAATAGCCTCACCGGGACCGGGACGCCAACACCAGTGATTGACGTACAGCAAGACGGCTCACCTACGATTATCACCAACACCTTTGAGGCACGTTCTATGGACGGCTCTGGGGATGGCTTTGGTGGTACTGCTAGGTTCGAGCATCCCGGTGGAGCAGCCTTTACCATCTTGGACAACCCTACAGACATGCTCTGTGCCGTCCTGAGTGGCGCTCCGGTAGCGGGTAACGTTGACTGGGCTTTGACGTATGCGAGCTACCGTTGATTGGCGTTGACCACAATGGCGTAACGGTAGACGATCCGCGTATCTTTGAGCGTCTGCTTACCACCGCCACGGCTATAGGTACGCGTGTCACGGGAGACGCGTACGAACGGTTCCGTATTACTCCCACGGGTGTCATGGAGTGGGGTCCAGGTAACGGTACGTTCGATGCCAACATCTACCGTGTCGGTGTGGGCGCGTTCAAGTCCGATGATAGCTTCGACATTGTGGGCGTCATCCGTGGTTTCACCGCTATCGAGACACGCGATACGGGTGACGCTACAAAGGGCCTCATCGTCACGTCCCCAGGCGCAACGGCACAACCTGTAGCTACCGGTATCATTGAAGGCTGGGCCTCTGGTTTCGGTACGCGCAAGTGGTACATCCTTGGCGAACAGTCGAACTACATCCACTTCGGTATGGAAGGTGGAGCTACACACCTTGCTCTAACCGGTGGCAACCTCGTCCAGGATGCAGGTACGTATCACAACTTCGGCGGTACGAACGGTACGGGCGGCTATGGCTTCCGTGCTAACGCTGGAGCTATGGAGTACAAGGACAACGCTGGGACGTGGATACCGTTCAACTCCCTCACTGGTGGTGGGGGTGGTGGTGTCGGTGGTGCTGGTACGATTGGCACTATCGCCAAGTGGACGACGGCCAGCGCTGTAGGCAACAGCATCATGACGGAGAGCGGCGCAGAGATAGCCATAGCCGGTAGCGTGAAGCTCTCAGCAAGCGCCTACATCAACATCGGTGCTACGTCTGGGTCTGGTGGCTACGGCCTGCGGGACAACGCTGGGGCCATTGAGTACAAGGATAGCGGCGGTGCTTGGACGCCCTTCGCCTCCGCTGTAGCTAGCGGCTGGACACCATCTGCTGGCAAGGTCGTACTCACCACGGTGACAGACCAGGTAGCGATAGGGACTGCGACACCGGTCGGCGCTTCCGACCTGACCGTAGCGGCTCTGCTGACCGTGTCGGCTGGTGGGGCCACTATTACGGGCGCTAGTTCCATTACGCACGCCGGTACGCCGTTGACAGTCAATAACACCGTCATAGCTGGCACGGCCTACAACGTCATGCTGATGGCACAGTCTGACACAGCGAAGGAATCCATAACCCTGGCGTACCACACTACGACAGGCGTTGTTGATAGGATACATCTGTGGGGCGGCGCAACCGGCAACACGATAGACTTCCACATCGGCTCGAAGGCTGTACCTAGCGCTATTGCTATCACGTACGGCACAGGTGCTGTTGCCTTCGCTGCTGCCATCACGTCTGCGGCTAACATCACCGTCTCGGCTGGTGGTATCACCGTTACGGGCGCTTCTACCATCACAGGAACGCTGAGCGGTATCACCACACTAACGGCTACGTCGTTCGTGGGGGCCGTCTCCACTGCGGCTCAGACCGCTATTACGTCTTTGGGCACGTTGACAGCACTTACCATTTCGGGCCTGTTGACGATGACGGCTGCTGCTTCCCAGATACGGCCAGGCGCTACGTCGTTTGCCATTCGAGATACTGGTAACACGAACAACAACCTTATCATTCTCGATAGCGGTGCAGCTACGCTCCGCAACACGCTGACGCTGACGGCTGGAAACATCGTCCAGGCTACGGGTACGTATCACAACTTCGACGCTGTGTCTGGGACCACTGGCGTAGGCTTCTGGAACGACGCTGGTGTGATGAAGTTCCGCGATAGTGGTGGTGGCTGGACGAGCTTCATCTCCCTGGCCACTGGTATGGCTGGAGGCGTCTGGACACGCGATCCGGGTACAGGTAACGTTTGGACGACAACGTACACGGACAAGGTTGTCATTGGCAGCAACACGCCGATTGGCTCTGCTCCACTGACGGTGATAGGAAACGTTGTCATCTCCACTGGTACGCTCACCGTGGGGAACGGCGGCGCACAGATAACAGGTAACTCCCAGGTTAGCGGTACGATGCTCGTTACGGGCCTCATCACCGGACAGAGCGGTCTTGCCATTACGGGCGCTGCTACCATCTCAACGGACCTGACGGTCGATACCAACACGTTCTTTGTGGACGCTACGAACAACCGTGTGGGCATCCTCACAACCTCGCCAGCCTTCCCACTCGACGTTCAAGGGGGAACAGCTTCACCAGCACGCTTCCAGCAGGATCGCCCCACCAACACCGTAGGGACCATCATAGCTCTGGACGCTACCAACTCTGCTGCGGTAGGTGGTAACGGTCTGGGCGTTGGTATTATCATGCGGGCTGAGAGCAGTACGACTGCTGCCCAGAACCAGGCGTACATCGTCTCGTACTGGACTGACGCTACGCACGCCACGATGACCTCGACGTGGGCCGTCCAGACCGTAACAGCGGGCGCGGCTCTCACTGAAGGTATTAGGCTCTCTGCTGGTGTGCTGACGGTAGCTACATCCGTCAACGTTACTTTAGATAATGGCTACTCTATTGGAAGCACCCAGGCTCTCAACGCTACCGGCTCTATCTTGTCAGTGGGCTTCGGAGGCTGGGGCGATACGCGGCTCTACTCGACCACGATGGTCAACATGTACGTCAACGCGGTGAACACGTTCCGTTCAACGAATGCGTTGATTACCCTCTCAGTGCCGGTGACGACAAGCTCCAGCGTTTCGGTCGGCACCGGCCTTGGTGTGGGTGGTGCGGCCACGATAGGCAGCACGCTTACGGTATCATCTGGTGGCGCAGGTATTACGGGCAATACCACGGTGACGGGCATCCTGACCGCTACAGGTACTATCAACTCTGGCGTCACTGGTTCTGGAACCGGCGGACCT